GAAGACCTAGAGCCGCTGTGGTCCCGTCGAGATATTCCGCTAGAGCGCATTGCGTCTGCCTTGGGTGTCTCCCGGCAATCGGTCAGCTCGAAGGCCAAGTCTCTAGGTTTGCCATCGCGCCAGGGCAACAGGAAGCCTGCCGCGAGATTAGATGACACCGTCTTCGAGCGCATGTGGCTTGCGGGCGTCAATTCGAGGGAGATGGCTACATATTTCGGTTATGCCGACGCCTCTTCCGTAAGCCATCGGCGCATCAACATGGGTTTGCCCCCAAGGAACCGAGGGGCGGGCGGGGTCACTAGTGTTCGCTACGGATGGGCCGAGACGATCAGTTTGGCGCAGTTCCGTGAGTTGCAATTTGCGAATGCGTGCCAACGCGTTGACGGCGAAACCAAACAATCGAAATTAAGAAGGCAGGGTTTATGAAGAACTACTCGAAAGGCGCAAAACTTCGCGCCAAAAAGGCAATGACACCGCTGGCTCAGTTGGCAGAAACACCCAAGCGTAAGTCACGGGGCTCAAAGCGAATGCAGGAAATCGCGAAAAACCCAGATGCGGAACGGACAGTTCTTGAAGCGCGCGCGCGTCATTGCGGAATCGTTCCTGCCGACCGAACTCAGATGAGGGATCCAGCGCTCGGCGAGCCAGCGGGAAGGGCTATCTACGCGGCGCACTCTGGCGACCATGCCAGACGGATGTGGGATACCTATGCAAGCCTGACCAAGGCAGAAGCGATCTACATCAAGACGAACCTTGGTCTCTCTACCCACGCCAAAACAGCGAAGGTTGAATATCTAATCGAGACCTTCGAGGCGAGATCCGATGATAATCCGGACATGCGAAACGAAGATGAACGCGCCCGGGACGCATCAAACAGATGGATGCGCTGGCGTGGCTATATCGGGCACCTTGGTGCACACGAACAGGGTGCCATTTTCGACGTTGCATACGGCCGGATCGAGCCGATGGACGCCGGATCATTGACCTCTCAAGGCAGAAGGTTTGTAGCTGCAATTGAGCGGTTGGCTGATGTTGTGAATACGCATTGACCAATCAGAAGGGAACGCGCTAGTATATTGCGAAGCAAGCTATGTTCAGAGCCGCCAGGGAAACCTGTGCGGCTTTTTTCGTGTCCCACGGCGATCGCCCCATCTGATCTGCGCCAACCCAGCCGCGGTTAAACTGCATTGCCACAGCCAATGCACTAGGTGCGGGATTTAAGTCGGGAAAATACGGAATGAAGGGCGGGCGAGAGGAGAACGGCATGTCTGCGCGTGAGTTGACACCAAAGCAGGAAGCCTTCGCGCTTGCATACTTCGAGACTGGTAACGCGGCTGAAGCTTACCGGCGGGCATATGATGTCGCTGAGGGAGCGAAGGATCACTGGCTTTATGTTGAGGCCAGCCAGCTTCTAGATCACCCTGAGATTTCCCTAAGGCTGAAATCGCTTGAAGTGCAGGCTGCCGAGCTTTCGATCTACACACGCCACAAGGCAATGGAGGAGCTTGAAGAGGCGCGGCAGGAAGCCAAGAAAAACGCTCAAGCTTCCGCAATGGTCGGCGCGACTTCGGCAAAAATCAAACTATTGGGACTCGACAAACCAAGCCGCGTTGAGGTGACAAGCCCAGACGGAAGCATGACGCCCGCCCCGGCCATCACGCTCACGAACCTGTCGGACGAGGAGCTAACCCAGCTTGAACGCCTTACCGACAAAGCAAGACATCCAGAGGGAGTGGGCGAGGCGGAGTAACCTCGGCTTTGCGCGCTACCACTTCCCGGCGCGCGAAGGGATGCCGCTCATTGAGGGTCCTCACCACCGTGTCATTGGCCAAACCCTTGACCGGGTGCATAGCGGCGAGATTAGCCGGCTGATCATAACGCTGCCGCCGGGCTACACTAAGACCGAGATGGCGGTGGTCAATTTCATCGCGCGGGGCTTCATGATCAACCCTGCAGCGCGGTTCATCCATGCTACATTTTCGGACGACCTGGCACGCGAAAACAGTGACAAGATCAAAAGCCTGATTGAGCTTCCAGAGTTCGGAGAGCTTGCTGCCGTTTCGGTCAAGTCAGACACGAGGGCCAAGGATCGCTGGAAGACAGTGCAGGGTGGCGGGATGCTGGCCAAGGCAGCGGGTGGCCCGATCACGGGTTTCCGAGCTGGCTACATGGACAAGGAAAAGTTCACTGGCGCACTGGTGGTAGATGACCCACTAAAGCCGGATGATGCGTTCAGCCCGACAAAGCGGGCATCAGTTAACAAAAGGGCAACTAACACCTTCCGCAGCCGTCTGGCGCATGATCGCGTACCAATCGTGGTCATCATGCAGAGGTTGCACAGCGACGACTTCGTCGGTCACTTGCTGACTGGCGGGACTGGCGAAATCTGGGACCACCTCGACTTGCCGGTGATCATTGATCAGTCAGCGGACTACCCCAAGGATTGGACGCACGGTCGCCCGGTGCCTCACGACCTTCCAGACGGGCCGCTCTGGACGGAAAAGCACAGCCAAGAAGAGATCGAGGTCATCAAGGCGGACGCCTACACCTTCGCCAGCCAGTACATGCAGCGCCCGGTCTCTGCGGAGGGTGCGCTCTTCGATATGAGCGGATTGCATTGGTACAAGCCCGGGGAAGAACCTGAGATCGACTACTACCGCATGTACGCGGACACTGCCCAGAAGACAGGCGAGCGGAACGATTACTCGGTCATCGAACTATGGGGAAAAGCCAAGAGCGGCCCCGCTGTACTGGTCGATCTGGTGCGAGGCAAATGGGAAGCGCCTGACCTAGAAAAGAACGCACTAGCTTTTTGGGCCAAGCACAAAGGCAAAATCGTCCGCGGCCTTCGGGTCGAGGACAAGGTGTCAGGGACCGGCCTGATCCAGTCGCTTAAGCGCAAGGGGATCCCAGTTGATGGTATTCAGCGCGATCGGGACAAATACACGCGCGGCCTTGACGCTGCTCCCTGGGTCGCGACAGGCCAAGTATGGCTGCCCAAAGATGCGTCGTTCACGGAAAGCCTGAGGTATGAAATGCAAACATTTGACGGCCTCGGCACAGGGTTCGATGACCAGATTGACCCGATGATGGACGCGATAGCGGATATGCTGGGCGGTTATGGTTCGTTTGTCGGCTTTGGCATCCCGAAAGGGCGTCGCTGATGGCCCGGCGGACATTAGCTGGGATGTTCCCTGAACACTTCGCAACGGTATCAAACGTCAAGCGGGTGCATGCCGACGAGTACGGATGGCCCGATCGGCTGACGTTCCCGGATCTTCTGCATATGTATCGTCGAAACGGATTGGCAGCCGCCGCAGTCAATGCGTTCAAGTCCAAGACGTGGCAAACTGTGCCGGTCCTTCGCATAACCGGTAAAGACGACGACTTGACCAGCACCGAGAAGGCGGTCGCGGCACACCTAGCACGCGTTCGCTTCTGGCAGCAGTTTGCAGAGGCCGATGCACGGTCCATCGTAGGGGACTATGGCGGGCTTGTCCTACGGTTCTCTGACGATAAAAATATGAACGAGCCGGTAAATAAAGCGGTGGGCATCACCAAGCTGTTCGCGGCAATTCCCTGCTGGCAGCACCAGCTACGTCCGAGCGAGTTCGACACTGACACCACGTCAGAAACCTACGGCGAACCCACAATGTGGGAATATGCCGAAAACGCCACGGGTAGCGACGGGATATCAGCAGGCCCGCGCCGCCGTTTCAAGGTTCACCCAGACCGAGTGGTGATCCTGTCGCGGGATGGGACTATCAACGACCGCTCACAACTCGAAGCGGGCTACAACGCCATGCTCGACGCAGAAAAGATCAGCGGAGCTGGGGCAGAAGGGTTCTTCAAGACCGCCAAGAACGCGCCTGTTATTTCGATGGAAGACGGAAACGGTTTCGAAGAAATGGCTCGTGGCATGGGGATCGACCCTTCCGAGCTTACCGACAAGCTGAACGAGGTGGTGAAGGCTTGGGCGTCTGGCTTTGACGCTTCCCTGTTGCTCTCCAAGATGAAAACCGAGTTCCCCAACATCACGCTGCCGCAACCGGAGGAATTCTGGAATATTTGCGTGATGACCTTCGCTGCGTCGATGCGCATTCCATTCAAGGTGTTGATTGGCATGATCACCGGCGAGAGGGCCAGCACTGAGGACGCGAAGGACTGGGCGCGCACAAATGAGGCTCGCCGATCCGGCGAGATTGTTCCCGCAATTATGACACTGATCGAGCGGTTTCAGGAGACTGACACGCTGCCAGCTGGTGAATGGCGGGTCGAATGGGAATCCCTGCTGGATGACGGTCCAGACGCAATGATGGCGCGGGCAAAAACCATGTCAGAAATCAACACGTCTGAAGCGGGCGAAGTATTTGACGTGACTGAGATCAGGCGCGCTGCCGGGCATCCTGCTGGGCTGACGGCCGGCGATGATGAAGAGGATGATGATGATGAATAAGGCACTGGTTCACGCTCGCAGCAACGCTGTCGGGCCAATTCGGCACGAGGTCCGCAACGGCCACAACGTGATGATCGTCCCGTCCTATGTGATCAAGGATGATACCGTCCTGAATGGAATTTTCTATGGCAAGGATGAGATCGACAAGTCGTTTGAAGGGCTGAACGGCACCCACGCGCCGCTTGGTCATCCGCAGAAAGACGGCATGTTTCTCAACGCCGCCGACCCGGTGGCGGTAGCAGAAAACGGCGTCTTTGCGTTCAACGAGAACGCCCGTCGGGTGGACGACCGGATCGCGATCGACGTGGTGATCTACAAGGATCGCGCCGCAGAGAATGCGAACGGCAAGCGCCTACTCGAAGCGATCAATGAGGGCGAGCCGATCCACACCTCAACCGGCCTCTACATGAACATCGAAGACGCCCCGAAAGGGCATGCCGCTGAGAAGATCGGACGTAACTTCGTGTGGGACCATAACGCCCTGTTGCTGGATGAGCCAGGCGCGATCACGCCAGACGAAGGCGTCGGGCTGATGGTCAACAAATCAGGACTTACCGTCATCAACTCGCGCGTCGATTGGGCTGAGGATGACCTTGCATGGGCTGCTGAGCATTTGCTCGACAGCGCCGAGCGACTGGACAAGGCGAAGGCGCGTGAAGCGTTGCTGCCGCGTCTGGTTGAAGCCCTTCGGGGCATCATGTCCGGCGGCTCCGCCGAGGCGAATGAAGATGTCCAAAAGGAGGATCCCATGGACAAAGAAACCAAGGCCGCACTTGATGCGGTGAACACCAAAATTGACACGCTGGCAGATACCCTGACCAACGGTCTGAAAACTCTCACCGACGCTCAGGAGGCGCAGGCCAACGCGGCGAAAGAGGCCGAAGAGGCTGAACGCGAAAGCCTGACGAATACCATCGTAAAAGCGGCGATCCTCGACGAGGACGACTGCAACGCTCTGCCAGTTGCCAACCTACGCAAGCTGGCCGCAAACGCCAAGCCCGGCAAAGCGGCGGCGGTGGGCAATGGCGCAGCCGACCCCGACACCGGCAACACCATCAAGTTCCGCGTTCCCGGCGCAGCAAAGGAGGCCTAATCAATGGCACGCTACAACACGATCTATGCGGGTCCGGTGAGCAACCCGATCCCTCACGCTATGGAAGCGCTGACAAGTGAGGCACTGACGCCCGGTTCGCTGGTGACCTTCGATGCGGTAAATGGCTTTACGCCGGCCACCGCAGCCACCACGGCCAAGGTATGGCTGGTGCAAGATAACTACCTGACCGGCCGCGGCATCGACAACAGCTGGGCAGCCGGCAGCCGTGCTGTTGCGCTCGATATGGTCGACGGTCAGTTGTTCAACGCGCTGGTCGCGACGGGTAACGACCTGACTGAGGGTGACGCGCTCACACCGGGCGCTGGCGGCGTTCTAGTGAAGGCTGCGCTGTCCGACAAGGTGGTCGCGGTCGCCAACGAGACCTTCAACAACAATACTGGCTCAGCTCAGCTTGTCAGCGTTCGCGCTGCGACCGGCTACCTGACCGCAGCGACATAAGGGGATCACCAGATGCGCTATTTCGACAACGACCTGATCACCAATTCCCGCCCGCATCAGGCGTGGTGGAATGAGGTATCCGGCATCCGCAACCACTGGTATTCGGCTGACCCCGTTGCCAACGCTCAGACCGTCCTGCCTCGTGACTTCTGGTTTGACCTGGATGAACAGACCGTTCGCGTCATGCGTGACGATGGCGGCGAGGAGTTCATGTCTGATCTGATGGGGCTGGCCCGTCCGGTCAACATCGGCAAGATGGTTTCCATCGCCCGTACATCCAGCGACATGAGCGATAAGGTGGTTCGTTCTGTTTCCGGCCAAGTTCCGGTCCCGGTCGATAAGGTCGAGTACGGTTTCGACGGCGCGCCGATCACCATCTTCGCGAAGGGCTATGGCCGTTCGTGGCGTGAGGTGATGAAGTTCCAAAGCGAGGGTTATGATGCTCTGGCCGACGACAACGAAGCCGCGCTGGACAAGATCGACCGCGACATGGTCGACTACGCGCTCGACGGTGACGCGACCATCAACATCGAGGGCTTCG